TTTTCTCTAACAGGTTGAAATAACCTAGACATAACTAAAGTATCAACAACTTTGGCTTCTAATTTAACATCTAGTATTTTTTCTATTGCAGGAATATCATAGCCTATAATATTATGCCCGATTAAAACATCAGCACTTTGTAAATATTCTACCCCGTCAAGTAATTGATTAGGGTTAAATGTACGGCAAGTATCTTCTGCTAAATCTTTGGCAACAATACACCAGATTTTACTAGGATTTAATCCGTCTGCTTCTATATCAAAAATCAATTTCTTCATTATCGAATGTCTCCTGTTCTGTTAACTCATGTAATCTACCCGTTTCACTATCATATCTTAATGCACAAGCTAATCCAGTATCTCCAGTATACCTTGATTTTAAAACTCTTACCTTAGTTTTATTTGCTTCTTTAGGGTCTTTAGCCTGTTGATTTCTTTCAAGAGCAATTACACAATCAGATAACTGTGAGATTCCTTGTGAACCTTTTAAGTGAGACAGAGATACTTCAATGCCTTGCTCATGTCCTTTCTCTCCTGCAGCTCTACGTAAGTGTGAAACAAGTATCATGCCTACATTAGTTTCTTCAACTAAACTACGCAGTCTATTCATAAGAGAATCAATACCTCTACGTTCATCGCCTTCGGATAAGACATTTACTAACATGTGTAAGTGGTCAACCACTACCCATTTACATTCACACCCTACAATCATGTATCTAAGTTTGGCAAAGATTTCGTCAATGTCAGTTGCTCCTAAATGTGAATGAATAAATACTCTGTTCTTTTCTATTACTTTATCAAACAAAGTATTAAGTTCTTCATCACTATAATTATCTCTTTTCTCATTAAGATATATTCTGTCATTAGCTTCAATAGAAATTAATCCGTCTGCTGTTCTCATCCAGTTTTCTTCAAGAGCAATAATACCTACGTTATCTTTAGTAGTTTTAATTAGCCAATGTTCAAGCTCTCTAGTTACTGAAGACTTACCAAGTCCTGTACCACCTGTTAAGGTTACTAACTCGCCTCGTCTCATGCCATATAATTTTTTATTTAAACCTTCCCAAGGATAAGCAATACTTTCTTTTACTTCTCTATGTAGCCAATCTGATTTTTGACTAGATAGTTCCATGATACCTGACGGAGTATAAGTCTTAGATTCCCACCATGCTTTAGTAAAGCCTTGAAATTCTTTTTGTCTAAGCATGTCGTTAGCATCTTTATAGCCATTGGGTAAAGTCATTATCTTTACCTTTCCGGGTTTTAAAATACGAGCAACATTTCGTGAAGCTTCTCGACCTGCCTTGTCATTATCAAAGCAAAGCACGACATTATCAAAGCTCTCAACAAACTCTATGCTTTCTCTAATATCTTTTACTGCACCTGCAGCACCTCGTTTAAGAGATACGACTGCCCACTTACCTTGAAAGAGTTCGTCTACTGCCATAGCATCACACTCGCCTTCAGTAATGGTTAGATATTTACCGCCAGTATTTCTGTATAACTGTTCGCCAAATAATCCTGTACCTTCAAACGTACCTTTGGTTGCAAAGTTTTTATCTGCAACAAATCTTGTTTTAGTTATGGCTACTTCATTGCCATTAAAGTATGGATATATATGTTGCGTTATATCTCCATTTCTGTTCTTTACAATTCTTACACCAAACTTCTTCGCAGTATCTTCAGAGATACCTCTGTCAGTTAACTGTCCATATATTCCAGTATAAGATTCTAAAAATGTATTGGTTGGTTTCTGTGTTGTTTCCACTATTCTGCCCTCACTTGCAGTTTCATAATCGGTAAAAAATGTTGAACAACTAAAGCAGTAAGCTGAGTTGTCTGCGTTAATTGATACGGGGTCAGAGCCACCGCACTTAGGACAAGGTTGCCTATGCTTTACGAATTTGCTTTTATCTTGATTCAATTCTATCTCCAGAAGAATAGCTAGACTAGGATAAATAATAGAGGTTAAAAAACCTAATCTAGCTAAATGTTTTTACTAACTGTCTTGTGCTTCAGTATCTGATGGTACTTCTTTTGTTTCAGATTCCTCTACCTTAACACCAGACTTATCTGCATTAATTACTTCTACAATTCTGGTAGAAAAATAATTAATAGCACCTTGAGTTTCCTCAAGGTCTAAAGTCTGTGCAGCTTTTTTTTGATTCAGTCTCTGTAATCTGCCAAAGATTTGCTGACCCTCTTCGGGTAAATCTTCAACATAAACATTGACATCATCAATGGTAATGTAAGGTTTTTGTTCTTGTTCTGTCATTAGAACTCCTCACCATCTGCTAATAGTTCAGCACCATCAGCATTTTTATATTCGATTAAGTCCACAACTTGTACAGCTTGTAAGTCAAGACCTACGTAAGGACCAAATTTACCCTCACCACTATACTCATTGTATTGAACTCTAACCTTAGAGCCATTACCAACAGCAAGACTAATCTCTTGCTTATCCTTATCTAAAAGTCTAGGTGCAGGTCTGGTTATTCCATTAGGACCATGTACCTTTCTTTTGATAACTAAAGCAGGACCTTCGTCATGTTGCTTTACCTTATGACCTCTTGCCGCAAAATCATTAGCAGTAGTCTCATCGACAATTAAGTCAACAGTATATACTGGTTCAAACTTTGTGTTTGGGGTCGTTATACTTGCCCATTTTACTGAGCCTTCTAATATAGCCATAGTGTATTACCTCCGTTTAGCTTATTAAAAATCTGTGAGAGTTTTGAGCCAACCACTCTCTCGGCTGTGGCATGAGCCAAATCAAGTAACTTAAATGGAGATAGAGAGGGCTTCCTGATTACTCGTTCTAATCTATCCATTAATTCCATACCTTTACTTTAGAGAATAATATTCTTGTTGTCAAGAGTTATCTTCCTTGCCCTCGATATTTAATTTTTTGTTGTCTACGTTTATGTTTATTTAAATGCTTAGTAGACTGTTTAACTTTTCTACCTCGCCCTGCCATGCCTTGAGAAGTTGACTTCTTGACATGTTTAATTAAGACTGTTTCTCTTCTCTGTGCCATCTAGTTTGTATAGTTCCTCAACAATTAAGTGTTCATCTTTGATATTGCTTCTTGCTTCTTTTAGAGCCATATAATTTCCTTCAAAAAGAAACTTTTCTTTTGTTATTTCATTAGTAACAGAAACAATATTTGTAATTCCCTCCATAGAAATAAGATTATCAAACGCTTCTAATATAGAATAAGCGTAAGTTTTTATTTCATCTTCTTCTTTATCTAACATAACTTTACATATATATGTTTGCATCTTTTATTTCCTCTTTTAATTGATTATAGTTTTTAATATTAGGATTACTTTTTAATTTTTTAAGTAACCACTTATCTGTCATAAAAGACAAATGAGTTCTTCCAGTAGTATGTACATGAGTTTCTTGAGGTAGCATACTATCAACATTGTCAAGGGTAATCTTATTACCTTCTTCTTCAGTCATCATAGATTTAAGCCACTGCACTTGAATTAGCTTAACTCTTTTTTTTAATTCTTTAACTTTTTTCTTGTTCAATTTCTATTACTCCGTCATCAAATAAGTCTTCAAGAAAAACTCTTGAGTTATCAAGTATAACTGCTCTAACATAATCTTTATCTTCTGCCTCAACAGTTACTGTCTTTAACTTACCAATGTAAATTACAAACTTCATATTCTTTCTTCTGGATAAAAAACTTCCATATAGATTTTTTCTATTGCATCTTTATATTCTTGTTCAGATAAATTAGAAATACTTAATTGCTTTAATTTAAATTTAAAACTATAAAGTTTTTCTTTTTGTTTTCTTTCTACTTCCCAACTAGCAGGACTCATTATTTTTCTCCATTATTTTCTACAATGCTTTCATAACTTTTTAAGTTATTTGGCAATTCTAATTCTTGTTTTATTTTTTCTAGTTCTGTTTCATTAATAAATAATTGAAAAGCAAAGTTATCTAATAGCTCTGTTAAATCTAATAAAGAATCAGTAATAACTTTTTGATTCTCCATTAAACCAAGTATCTCAATTCTATTTAATTTTATATCTTCATTAACTTTACTAAATGATTTTTGTAAAGCAAACATAGTTACAACTATAAAACCTACTGTAATTAGTATGGCTATCCAAGTTAATATTTTATTATACATGTTAAGTATCTCCGTTATTATTTTCTGTAAAGTATTTATTATACTCTAAACAAACAAAAGTTTCAGCTTTTATTTTTTCTTCTTGTTTAATATATCTTTCTAGTTTAACTATATTGGATTTTAAAAAACTAGAACAATCTTTTAAAGTATTAAATTTAAAATCAAATACATAAGCATCTATAGTAAAGCCATTAAAATTACTTAACTCTAGTATAGCTACTATTACCCATGAAGCATTCATACTGCCTCCAGTTCTTCTTGTAGTTCCATAATAGTCTTTGGAACATTTTTATTATATCTCTTTTTATAAAAGTTAATACCTTTATTAAGAGCTTTTCTTTTTATTTTACTTTCTGCAACATGACCTTCCCATGTTCTAAAATCTTTTTGTCGGCAAATATCTTGCCACTTTTTGATTGAAAGCTTTCTAAAGTTTCCTTCTTTGGCGAATCTAATATAGACCCACTTGCGACCAACAGAACGAATAGTAGCTTTGCGATAGCCACAACCTTCTCCTCTTAGTCCAGTCTTCATATCATCATGATAAAAATAATAGTGTTCCATAATTACATCCTATAGAAATATACATCCCATTTTACCGCATGTTCTAATGGGCAAAAAGTAATTCTTCTATGATTGTAGTTAGGATTTTTTTTACCCCACCTACCTTGACACTTAACATAATGGTTAGTAAGTCCTAACTTATTAGTGTAAGCTATTGTTTTTCTTAGCTTTTTTAATTCATCTAAGCCTTCTGATTTATCTTTATCATTAGGATTAAATACAGTAAAAGCATAACTGCTTGTGCGATATTTACTCATCTTTTTCCTCCAAATGTCTTTTAATTAAATTGTGCATAGCTTTCTCAACCTTCACAAATTTTTGTTTATCAATCCACTCATGCCTATTTTTAGTTTCATAGATTTCAACACCTTCAAAGCTGCTATCATCAGCTCTTCGCCACCAATCTATGACTCTGTTTTTAAATGGGAGAATGCTATCAGTATTATCATACTCCACATGAACTGTACCTGCGACATAATCTTCGGCTACAGTTACTCCTTTGTCTATTAATTTAGGTTTCATTTATTTCCTCCTCGTCTATTGAAAACCAATCTTTATCATAAAAGCCTTGATGTTCTGCCCACTTCCAATCAGTAGCATCTGACTCATTACCATCTTC